TTAGCTACAACCACCTTTACAACATTTTCTTATAGAAGAAGAGGAAATACCCGTTTCTTTTTCTGCTTCACACGCAGATGTGTGAGTTTTAATAAAATTACCCAATAGGTCGAACTGATTAATTTGTTTACATCTTGCCGAATTATGCTCTAATAATTTATCTGAAATTCTTTGTTTTACAGTGCCATAGTTTAAGTTGTATTTATGTGTGCACCATTCAAGATTATCTACACAATTATTTTGACCATTTTCATCACGATGATTTATTATTGTATAACCATAAGGATTAGGAATAAAAGCAGATGCTACAAGTGTATGAATATATACTCTTTTGCATTCTGCCGACCGAAATAATCTCACATAAAAATACCCCTTATTCTTTATTGGTACTAATATTTTCTCATGTCTTGTTCTTGAGTTTGATAGGGATTTTACTCTGCCTAAGTTTGATACCTGATACATTCCTTCGTACCCTTCAATGTCTTTCCAAATTTCATCCATATTCTTTTTTGCTTTAAAGTTAATAAATAAAAGGCAGCCTTATTAGTCGTGCGGACTGCCTTTTGATAATCGTGTTAGATTCTATTAGGGATTAGGCTATATACACCATTTACGGCACTTTCACCAATCATTTTACTGATAGCGTCCATGCACTTGTAAATACCTTCATTGAAGGTGTTGCTTTCTTCAATGTATTCTCTACCGCTTTCTTGGGATATAATGTCGGTTTGCTCGTCAAAGACTACACTTGCCTCTCTCAACTTAATTAATGCGTTCATTAGGTCTAAATTAACTTTGATTTCATTTGCTGCCATATCGTTATATTTTATGTGTTAGTACTCTACATATCATCTCGTATACATGAGTTTTCTCAAATCTATTCAGTATTGATGTTTTTTCAGCCCCGAATGATAATTTACCGTTTCTGAACTGATATACGTTAATCCGTCCACCTACCGTGTTATGTTGGTAGATTTTCACCTCTTGATTTTCAGCTATTAGTGTCATAGTCATTTCTTTTATAGTTACCACTCTTTTACCTGTTCTTTCAACTCGTTATACTTACCATTAATAAGCAATTCAACTTCACGATGAAAGTTTATATCAGTCAAACGATACTCGACCAAAGCACGCTTATAAGTATCGCCTTTTTGATGTGAGTTGATAAGACGCATCATCTGCACACTATCAAGACCATACTTATTCTTACGATTGAGATTTACAGCTCTTCTCTTATCGCTTTCTCTTAATTCAATTGTTGCCATAACTTTTATATTTTAATGTTTATACTTCATTCATTTCTATCTTACTTGGATTTCAATCACCGCAATACTGACTACCCATATAACCTTTACTATTCGCATTGTAGCAGTCAGACCAAGTAAGTCTACCCTCAATCTGAGAAGTGTGTTCTACGGGCTTCTGATTAGCTACCATAGCTTTTATCTTAGCCTCACGTTCTTCTCTACACTTGATTGCATCTTTAGCCCAGTCCCAGGCGAGTTTCAAACATTCGCCAAAGGTTCTACCCATTCTTGAATTACTTCTAAAGAAGCTGTGAGCGTCTTTCATGATTTGAGATAAATTGTAGCGTTTCATAATTATATGTATGCTAATCGTTAAACATTTAGTTTTATCATTACGATACAAACATAACTATAAATATAACACAAACAAATATTACACAGTTAATAAAAGCTAATTCAATATACACATAGTATATTTTCATCCAAAGAATAACAACTAATACTATAATTTCATATATTTGCAAGGAATAAACTATAAGTATAATTATGAAGTTACGAATATTGGATATCTGCAAACAAGTAGGAATAACTCAAAAAGAGTTAGCAGAAAGAATAGGGTTATCAGCCGTGGGGTTATCTAAGGCAATCAATGGTAATCCAACCAAAGATACTTTGGAGAAAATTGCCAGTGCCTTAAATGTGAAAATAACCGAACTATTTGAGGAACCGACCAACATAAATGGCTACATCGAATTAGACGGAACCATCCACAAGGTTACGAGCAAGGAGGATATTAAGAAGTTAGCGGAAAATTTATAAACAAATAAATATAGGAGGTAATAATATGAATAGAGAAGAGCTACAAGGTATATTCAACTATCTAAATGAAAAGTATAATGAGTATTATTTCGCAAATAATAATCAAAAGAAAATTATTGAAAATCAAGTTAGAACATATGCACAAAACTTAGATAAAGAACTATACCTCACCTTAAATGAAGGTAGTGCAAGTGGATTATTTCGACATGGATTCGTTGAAACCGACCTTACACAATCTTTGAAAATTTTAAAAAGCATGATAGAAGGATAGAAATATGGCTACAATATATTATGATGGTAAAAATTTCCTATCAGGAAGATTAACCAAAGAAAATTTGAGTGGATTCAATCAAATATGCTGCAATCCACCACAAAAAATGAGTGCAAATATAATCGCTAATATGGTATTGCCTTTTCTGAAACAAAATGTTCCAGAAATACAAAATATTTATGTTACTGGAAGAACAGCAAGCCAAGTAGATACAAGCATGGTACAATTTAAAGTAACATTCAAAGAATCATAAAAGCCGGATTTCTCCGGCTTTATCATAGCGTGAAACCGAATGGAATCACGCCTAAATAAAGTATTGTAACTTATGCCGGTACAGCCATTAATTCACGCCCTACTGAACGTATTGTTTCTATAATATCTTCAAAACGTTTCTTAGACGGCTTCTTTGTTCCGCTTACATATTGAGCAAACAAACTCTGAGAAATACCTAAACGTCGTGCTATGGCAGCAGCATTCAATTCAGGATGAGCTATAAATAAATCATAAAGAGGATTAGATTTCCTTTCCCGAAAGAATCCCTCAAAACTCAAATCTTCATCAAGCTCTCTCCAATGTATTCCGTCATGGCTCGTTGTGAAATTTGCGCGCTGCGCAGGAGTAGCCCATTTCAGCCTTTGGAAATCTGAAAACTTCTCACATGCCTCCTTCCCGTCAGTGGTACGTATCCATACCTCCGTATCAGTCAACCATACCTTTTCAACTATGATATTTTCCATAACCACTTATTTTGATTTATTAAAAAATTTATTCCAATGCTCTGCTATTACTTCTTGATTTTCTTCTATAACTGATTCTACAAGTTTCAGTTCAGATGACTTCAAGCCATTATTTTTGATTAATGTAACTGGAAATAAAGTGAATTTAGCACTTACATCCCCTTTGATTACATGAACATGTATAGGCTCATGGTCATTAGCGTAAAACATAAAACGAAAACCAAATAAAATAAATATCGTTGGCATACCTTTCTCTATTGATTACCCTACAAATATAGGTAATTATTTAATTACCTACAACTATTCAAGCAAAAAATTAGCGGCAATTCTTTGATGTTGCCGCAAAATATTCTATTTTTCTTGTACTAAAATTATAATCCCTATAATTTTTCTGACTAAGAGGCATTTTTCTGTCCCTTATTTCCGATTTGCTCATTCTTTGCCGCTTGCTCCTCCTTGATTTCTGCAAGCTCCTCTTCTACCCTATCAGCATTCCCGGCAAACATGATACCTTCACGGGTTGACCAAATTCCACCACTGACAGCGGAAACGGCAGTAGAAACCTTGTCGTTCAAATCATCACTTTTTTTTCAGTCGTTTATTTTTAATCAAATACCAAGTATCATTAGGTAGCCATCCCCAATAATTGTCTTCAATTTCAACTATAATATGTCGAAATTCAAATAAGGATTCTCTCAAAGCCATAGATACATCTTTCGCACTTTCTTCTGATATAAAATAATAACTATTGGGCATATCATACCTCCATGTTATTATTACATCACTTTCGTTCATAAACTTAGTTATTTGTTCCCTTGTGATATTTTTATCAGAGTATACTAATAAATATGCTTTCCTCATCTTGCAGAATTATTTTTATCTGTTATTAACTTATTCTCACTTAATTCATCAGGAGCTTCCAATTCAAGCATTGATTCGCTTGTAATCAACGTAGGTTCTGAATCACCTTTCTGTTGAAACATTTCCATAGAACGTTTCTTTAACTGATATTCCTCCGATTGAAGTTTATCACGATCAACAAATAGTAAAAATAAGAAACCAAATAAAGCAACACAAACAGGAGCTAATGTTAATACTATCAACCATGTAGGTGGGGGATTTAATATCCCAATAAGAATAAAACAAGGTACGTCAATCATTACGCACAGCCATAGTATAGGATTTAAAGCACTCTTTACAGATAAACTACCACCAGCTTCTATTATTTTTGTAGCAATACTTTCTTTATCACTCATAAAGGTTAATAATTAGAGATTATAATTTTCCAGCTAAATCCTTCACATCCTCCGCAGACTTCACCTCATGTACGGTATCGCCTACTTTAACAAAGCCTACTATATCTCCAGTGTTTGACTTTTCAAATAGTTCAGTAACCGGCACTCCCAAAGCATCAGCTATTTTTTCTAATGTACCAATAGTAGGGTTTCCTCCCAACATTTTAGAAAGGCTCGCTTGAGCCACACCTATTTTAGATGCTACTTCCGCAAGAGTAACACCTTTCTCTTTGCATACTTCCTTCACTCGTAAATCCATATATAATATATTATAAGTTTGATTTCAGGCGCAAATATACACATTATATATTATAATCTAATTTCGCCTTATAAAAATATATCGTATTATATTTTATTAACAGTGATATTATTGTCAATTATATAATATAGTCTATATTTGTATGCATAAAAATAGAATATATTATATAACACATAAAATATAAGAGTATGAGCACAAAATTTAAAAGTCAGATGAAAGAAGTGATGCAAATGGCATGGTCTTTTGTTCGCAAGAACGGTTATTCAATGAGTGAAGCGTTAAAATGCGCATGGGCTAATTTTAAGCTGAAAGCAGCTTTGAAAGTGAAGATAGTAGAGTTTTACTTCAAAAAGACTGACGGCACGTTACGTCAAGCCTTTGGCACTCTCAAAGAGAATCTTATCGGTGAGATAAAGGGTACTGGCAGAAAGCCGAATGACAATCTGCAAGTGTACTGGGACACTGAAAAAGAAGAGTATAGATGTTTCAAGAAGTGCAACCTTATAAAGATAGCTTGATTATGAGAAAAGACCCCTATGGCAACTATATAACCTGCTTAACAGGTAAGCAGTTCTGCCAATTAAGAAGTATATCTGAAAAGGTGCAACCATATCTACCATTTACAGAAGTGGCATTTCTTGAGCTGATAAAAATAGCTTCTGCAATAATATTTAATAAAGGATTTAACAACTCTCATTTATCGGTACGAAACGGATTGGTGCGTTTTAAAAACAAGTTCTACATGAATGGCTTAAAGATAAATACACATTGTTTGACAGATGAACAATACAAATATTTATGGCAATTTGATACGCCACGTATGGACGCTTTCATGACAAAGTATAAACCAATAGAACGTGATGTTTTTGTAATGACATTCAGAGCTTGTAAACGCTATATGATTACAGGCATGACTAAAGAATCAGAAGATACGCTAATTGAAAGGCTTATTTCAATATCAAATCTTATGAGATAACACGATTATCCAAAGGCAGTCTTTGCACGACTTTAAAGGCTGCCTTTATTATTCACTCTTAAATGAAATAAGTATGGACGAAATTTGGAAAGACATTGAAGGGTACGAAGACGATTATCAAGTATCAAATTTAGGTAGGGTAAAATCCTTGCCAAAGAAATGCTGGAACGGTAAAGGATATTGGTTTAGAGATGGACGCATTTTAATACCCATAAAAAGCAAAAAGGGGTATTTGAATGTATGGTGCAGAAAGCGCATATTTAAAGTTCATCGCTTGGTCGCAAATGCTTTTATACCTAATCCGCAAAACCTACCACAAGTAAACCACATAGACGGTGATAAAACCAATAATTGCGTTACTAATCTTGAATGGGTTACTGATGGTGAAAACTTACTACACGCATATAGGGTTCTTGGTAGAAAGCAAAAGACTGGCAAAAACCACCATAATTCACGAGCTGTTCTACAATTAAAAGACGGCAAAATTATAAATTCATTTGATAGTTTGAATGAAGCGACACGCGCAACTGGTGCGCACCATTCGGGCATTTCAATGTGCTGTAATGGGAAAATAAAGAAGCACAAGGGCTATCAATGGAGATACAAAGAGGAGTGATTTCACTCCCCTTTCTTTATGCTTTGTTTCTGCATTTCAGCGTTTCTTTTTTCTTCTTGTTCTTCTTTTATCTCTGCGATTTCTTCTTCGATGCGGTCAATATTTCCAGCGAACATTACTCCATGTCGTTGCGACCATACACCACCCGATACAGCTTTTACAGCTACATTGACTTTATCTTCTAAATTGTCAAGGCGATACGGAACAACTTCTGTACTAATATCTATCGTTTCAGATGCTTTGTTAAATTCAGATGGATTTATAGAGCCTAAAGCAGAGACTATGAAGTTCACACGCCTTTGCAAGAACTCACCTATCACCTCGGCATGATTTTGAACTTGCAAATGTGTCGAAAGAAACACGTAATCGAAAGCCACTCCGGACAAGGCATTTCCAGCACCGCTCAACTTTTCAAAACTGATTTGTGGTGTATTCGTCATAGAATATGCTTTCTCAAAGAGGGTTTCTACCTCAAATTTTACGGTATCATTTGCTTGGTTCCACGTTAGGTATTGGGCATCGGCACCTTGCCCGGTGAGTTTAACCATCCTGTCTTTAATCTTTCCCATGAAGCCTTCAACATCACCAATCAACTTCAGCAATGGGAAGAAATGGTAGTCGATACAATCGGCATAGTTGGATAACAGCTTCTCAAGTCGTACACGGAAGGTCTTAATCTTCCTGCAATATTCCTCTGGCCGGTAGGCATAGATAACCGGTAGTTTGGGGAATCCATGAGTAAAAGGCGTTCTTTCTTCATACCCTTTAGATAAATCCCACTGATAGACCATCTTATCAGTGATAGTCATAAAGCAAGTTATCTCCGAATCATCCATGAGCTTCTTCTTGTACTCACGTGAGAAAGCAATCATCTTACCTTCATCATTGAAGAACGGATAAAGCTTATCCCCACGGAACGGAGACCATAACACGCTTTTCAGTTTCTTGGTGGGCTTGACCTTGCCACCGAACGTAGTCTTAACTTTCTTCCAAAACTTTGCCCAAAACGAATCATCATCGGTAACATACCAATATTCTGCCGCTTCTTGTTCGGAGAGCCAGGCACGGACAATCTTCTTGTTTTGGTATTTGATTTTGTTGGATTTAAATACAGCCTTTACCGCATCCAGCAGCTTCTTTTCATCATCATCAGTCGGAGTGCAATCCATAGACGGTTCTGTGCCGACCGTGAAAGCAGTTTGAATGTTCACTATATCTTGTTCCAATGGAATAGAAATACGGTTCACCGGTTCAGTCTTATACTTTGCTTCGATTTCATAAGTCTTACCAGTTTTTTCATCGAAAACTTTTTCGGATTCCTTATCAAGTACTTTTCTGTCCGGATACTTCTTTTTGTCAACCATGATTTCATGGCGTTCCGGATTCCAATCATCCCAAAGTTTGCAACGGTCGGGAAGTTCAGTTTTCCTACCTTTCTTCAGATAGTTTATCTTCTGCCCGATGTCAGGGAGTGCTAATATTTCTTCTAAATTCAATGGCATAATCTATAATTTTAGTGAGTAAATATTCCTGTTAAATCTTTCGGCTTCTGAATCTTACCAAGAAGCTCACCCAATACATAGTAACGTACAGCATCTATTCCGTGATTGTCATGGTCTTCCGGTTCGTTGATATAGTTCCCGTCCTTATCCTTTGCCCAAACATACTTTCTGAACTCGCTTTGTAAGTTGTACGAGCGTTTGGTTATATAAATCTCCATATCTTTCATTTTGTCAATTCCGGCATTGATAGAGCCTGCACCTTTCTCTACGGCATATATCTTGATTCCTCCGTTGTGTATCTCTTGAATCAAACGTGGATCTGCGCTGTCAGCAATGACTTTCAATCCCCACGGGCGAAGAGTCTTGATGATGTCAGAAGAAAGCAATCCAGTACGGTAATCCACTTCATCCAAGTAAAGGGCGTTATCAACGATACCACAACGAATGGAAGCAGACGGGTCATGCGTATAACCGAAGTCTTGCCCGAAAGCAATTTTCTTTGCCCAAGCCGGGAACTCGTCAACAATTCCCCACTTCTTGAACACAGCACCTTCTGCAACGTCAGCCCAGCGACCGATAACCACATGAGCATACTTTTCAGGATTACTCACCTTCATATCTTCCACCTCTTTCAGGAACTCAGGAGAAAGGTTATCCAAGTTATCAAAATACGTAGTATGGATATGGAGCACATTCGGATGAGTGGAAATCTGAACCTGCACACCGTCAATCTCTACCAGCTTGTGAGTTTTCTCAATGTATTTCTTGTAGATGAAGTGATTGGAATCGCATGGGTTCATTATAATGATAATCCGGTTCTGAATACCCTTCTTGCGAATGGAGAGCATTATCTTGTCGAACTCATCTTCGCTTGTCCACTCTTCCGCTTCATCACAGACGAAAGTCGTAATGCCCTGAATGGATTTTAATTTGGCTGTCTGATTCCCGGAAGAAGTCTTGATGCCTCGGAACATTATACGGCTCTTAGTCATCTTATTGACTATATCCGTCTTTGTGGTCTTGAAATATTTCGTGGTACCGTCCAAATCTATCTTCTCCATCATTTCGGGGATGATAGACATACCGGCAGAAACCATCGTGTAACGGGTGTAAAGAATCTGATGAACTATCTTCTCTACGGGAGTCATTTCAAAAGTCAACCGCTCAATAAAGGTAGAAGCATTGAAAGACTTTCCGCTACCACGCCCACCGGTGATAAGAATTATAAATTTTTCCTTATCCTCGTATAATGGATGGTAAATTTCTTGAGGTACTATCATTTCAGCTTGTCTTTAATCCAGGAATCAATGTTGATGCCATGCTCTATGTCTGTTGGAATATCAGCGTCTTCATCTTGTTTGCGTTCAATCTTTCTCCAATCTTCATCATGGTGGTACAGCCAAACGGACATTGCTTGCAAATTAGGAGCCAACTCGCTTTCGCTTACTTGTAATTCATCTTCGCCCGTCAAATTCCCTTCTGAATCACGGAGCTTTCTTACCACGGTGCTTTTGGTTTTTATGCCACCGAGAGCCATTGCAAGGAATTTAGCCCTTACAGTGGCATTGATTGTCGCACGCCCACGCGCTAAGACTTCGGATATTTCGGTGTACTCACTTTTCTTTTCGCAGAAAGTTTGTGGTAAAATCCCTATGGCATAAGCAATTTCCTTGTCAGTGAGCCCCTTTTTGGCATACGACTCTACGAGAGAAAGAAAGTCCTCGCTTGTGTAGTCAAACTTGGGCTTTCTTCCTCCTTTGCCTTTTCTGTTTTGAGATTCACTATTGCTCATATTACTTATTCACTCCAAGGATTTTCATCTTCTTCCTCAACGTAAATCCGTTTTAGTCTATCAGATACTTCTTTCAATTCATGTTTCATCTGCTTTACATGAAATTCGGCAGGCATGGGAATTTTCATTGCGCCTAATAGGTTATCTATCGTGTCGACAACTTCCGTAAATTCATCTGGTGCAATCACATATCAATCTATTCTTTCTATTTGTTCATCAAATACTTCTCCCTTTATGAACTTCATATCCGGTCCATAACCGAATCGTTCACAGAAAGCGGCTTTCGCCTCATAGGTATCAAAAGACAACATCACATAGGCATCCATGTTCTCGGCTTGCTTCTGTGCATTCTCCTTTACCTGTTGTTTGACTTCCTTCATGTGGGCTACCTTTTCGGCACGTTCCAACTGTTTGGCGGCCTTATCGGCTTCTTTCTGTTCGGAAACCGGGGTCATCATATCAGACAAAGCATCCGCAATAGAGTTTTCCCCTTCGGTCTGCAAAAGATAGTCGACACCAATCATATTCAAGTCTGCATCGGTCAGACCTGCATCTTTCCAGTCAATATCAGGAACAATACGGGCAAGAGCGTCAAAATCCCATGTCCCTTGTGCATTAGGGTTGTTCATTAGAATGTTTAACTCCTTTTCCTGCTGCTCGTCCACGTCTATGACATCGACACGAATGCGGTAGTCGTTATCGGGAAACTTTTACAATTCGTCCATGACAGACAAACGCTGGTGCCCGCTGACTACGGTAAGACCTGTACGCTTGTTCACGACAATTCCACCGACTAAACCAAACTTCTTGATGCCACGTTTCAGTGTCTTACGTGATTCATCGGAAAGTTTCCGGGGGTTATAATCTGCAAAGTGAATGGCAGAACGATTAAGTTCCATCGATTCACTCTTTATGTATTTTGACAATTCCATATCATCCATTAGTTAAACCCATATAAATTCTTCGAGATACTTTTCTTGCGCCATCTTGTTGTTTCCCCTCGTTATACCCAAAGGTTCGTTCAATGTATCGAATATACTTTCTTGCAATAGAGTTTACTCTGTTCAGCCTATTACCCGTTAAAGTACGAGATAGTCTGTATCTTTGCTCTGCAATATCATCAATTGATTTTCTTCTGACTCGGCTTTCCTTCTATTGCTTTTGTTGATTATTATACTCCCAAAGCACCCTTTCAGCCATTGGGAAAACTTTGTAAATTCTCTGTAAATCTTGTGGGTAATTATTCTCCATCCAAAGCATACAATCAAGATTGAAACCTACTCCCGAACTGGCTTTCAATGAATATCGAACTGGTTCGGGTAAATTGTGCTGCCTCATATAAGCAAGAATATCCTTTTGTGTCCAATCAGCCAAAGGATAAACCATACCGTTATTCTCGTAACCGTTTACCTCATACCCTTTCAGCATAAGCCTGCGGTTCATACCATCGGCTTTTTTCATGCCTAAAAATGTGTAATAAAGCCCATAAGTAAGCTGCATAGCCTTTACCACATCTGCCAACTTCAATAGTTTCACTTTCGGATTAGGCACGCAATACATACCTCCACGAAGAATATAAGTAAGATTCCAGTGAGGCACTTGCACAAACTCAATCTTTGGATATTTGACTTTAGTCCAGCCAATCCATCGGTTAATGTGCTCCAATTTCTTGACGAAGTACATGAACACACAAACAATCCGGTCAAACTTCGGATAGATTAAATCAAGCAGAACAAGCGAATCTTTGCCAAGTGATAAAAACAGTAAAGCCTCATTCGATTTTACCCGAATGAGGTCTATATACCGGTTCGCTTGTTCTACCTTGCTCATAGCTAACCACCACTTAAACCAAATGAAGTACGAAGGTCACTATAACGCTGTCTGCGTGACCCCAACTGTGATGTACCAGCTTCACCGCCACGTCTGGCAACCAATCTACCACCAGCCCCTGCACCGTTCATATTTCTGCGAGGCCCGGCTACTCTGTTAATTCTTCTTGCGACTCTGCTTTTTAATTTTAAAAGTTAAACAAATCAATCTATATGTCTCTCTAATATCTTGCCCAAAGTATAATCCATTTGTGCAGCAAGATACTCTTCGCCTTGATGTTCGTAAACAATATCATTACCGTTTTCATCTGTGAGAATAACTGCTTCTGCTACTTTCACTTCAACGATAATATAAGGACGTTTACCTGTATATGCACCTGTCAGAAGCTTGATTGCATCGTACTTGATAGGCTTTAATTCTATTTCACCTTCTTCAGGCAGTTCTGCATCAGCCGGATATTCTTTGCCGCCACATAGGTAAGTGATATACTTCTTAGCGTTAGTTGGTCTGATTTCACGGTATTCGTGGGTTTTCTTTCCTGCCAAGATTTCATCGAAATACTTCTGTTTGATACTTAATGTAAGAATGTTCATAATCGTGTCAAATTTAAATTTAATATTCATAGTTGCGGAAACAGGACTCGAACCTGTGACCACCGCCAAGTCAAAGCGGTAAGCTAACCAACTGCTCCATTCCGCGATAGTACCCCAAAGATACTACCACAACCAAAGATAACGAAATATCTTCAATCGTTATACACGACAATCGGCTTATTGTCGTGAACTAAGCCATTTATCCCGTCTTTCTCTGCATGCCTCTAAGGTAGGCGCACAACAAGCAAAAAGTTCACCGCTATCAGTACGGTAGTCGTACTGGTACATTCTCACTCTCTTTCTGCCTAACTTCGTTGTGTAGGTAGTGTAATTCTCTTTACCGGGCTGGCATATACTGCAACCGTTTTTGTTTATTGAGTTCATAATCATTTATCAATACTTACTTAGTAATTTGTAAAACATTCGCCTTTTCTCTATGTATTTACAACCATTTCGTCTAAGACCTCGCTTTGATTTTGATACTGTCATTTGGCAACCTGCAACGCCAATGTAAATGCAATTTGAATGATGCCTTTTAGCTTCTTTGAAAGCCCACCAAATCGCTTCACGACAATATCTATAACTATCATTTTGAACACCCTCGTATCCTCTACTCAAAATGAAGTGACCTATTTCGTTTGCTTCTTCTTCTGAATAGCATATTGTGAATATATTATTCATCCTTTCTTTGCTTTACTTGTTCTACCAAAAACCTTTTAAAATCATTCTTGTACTGGCTGTGAATGATTTTATACTGATGGGATAGGTTAGGCAATTGTTTGTAACCTTTGCTATACAAGAATTTGGCTACTAATTCAATCTTTTCACGGTTACTGAAACCTCTGTCTTTGCACATGTTAGTTATACAGACATTCGCCTTGCTGGTAGGCTTCTTTTCAACTGGTGGCATGTATTCATGTCTGTCATAAGCGTGCGTTCTTGGATAGCCAACTTCTTCACCTAAATATTCACCTGTGATGCAATCAAATTCACCACTAATTAAACTATCTGCTATTTCACCCATAATAATCGATATTTAATGTTTCACATTCAATCTTTCTTCACTCGTATAAGCCACTACAAGCCCAGTTTCATCATGCTGTATGGTGATGTACTTCTCACCCCTTTCTATGGTGGTAAAATCGCATATACTACATAACTTACCCAATACCTTGCCCAGTTGTTTCATCAGTGTGGCTTCGGGGTTAATAACTAAAACTAAATCCGCTTTCATAATCGTGTGTATTGTGGTAGTCCGAAGGATACCGGATTAAAACTTAGAACTTCTCGATTTTGAGATTGTCATTAATGATAAATCTACGTCCACATTCTAAAATCACGTGTATATCTGTAATTCGCTTTATTACTCTTACTACATCATCGTGCGATATACGTGGCGTACCATCTGCATGACGACCATTAGATAAATCACCTGATACTCTATATCTCAAACCTACTATAACTTCATTTACGTTCATAATCTTCTATATTGCGCAGGGCTTTCGCCCTGCTGGTTAATTATTTAATATCGTAATCTCTTTGTTACCTACTTCTGCATCAACGTTCAGCACCTCATACTTTTGAGCCTTGTAGTTGTAAACAACCTCACAAGTATTGAAGCCTCTACCGTCTTCTCTTTGGTCATAAACAGTATCTATATGCTGATACATTTTATTGCCTAACATGAAATTTATTTTGCCTGATGTACAGAAGTAGAATGCTACTGCATACTTCAATGTTTTCTTTTCATCAATCTTCTTTGTTGCCATGATCATATATTTAAGTGTTAATACCAATTGCGTTTCTCATAAAGTCACTTGCTTGCTCTACTGACATACCCAGCTTCTTTTGAATCAAAATGAGCATACAGCTTACTTGTTCTTTTGTGTTCAAATTGCCTTGTACAAACTCTGACATGATGAACTTCTCTATTGTTCTTTGTTTAATTACTGATGCTGCCATAATCGTATATCTTTTAATTGTTATTACTTCGTTTCTGACGATGCAAATATAATGATTAAAATCATACACACAATAAATAAGCGCATTGTTTGTATGATTATTATCATATATTAACAAAAGCAACACAAGTATGACTATAGTCTAAATATATTTTATAATAAATGACTATATTCAATCAAAAAAAAATAACAATTCATTTGTATATTCAGATTTTACCACTATATTTGCAACTGATTAAAATCATACATGTATGGAAGTAAAGACAATAATCAAGCAGAAAGGCTTCACAATAGAGGCTGTTGCAAAAAAAATGGGTATAACAAGAGTTACACTTGCCCAAAACCTTAGTAGAAATCCAACAGTAGGAACATTACAAAAAATAGCAGATGTTATCGGATGCAAGGTTGGTGACTTTTTTGTTGATGATATGGATATAAAAGATGATGCCAACACCATCACCTGCCCTCACTGTGGAGGTAAAATCCATTTTGATGGAGAAAAGAATGTCTCACGTAAATCACGTGAAGATTAATGATAAAACATTGAACGAATTACAGTAACGTATATGAAATCCACATATTTTACAAAGGTAAAGGCATTCTTACAAAGAAATAAAATCTTATTTGATATTTTCAGTTCTATATTATTAAGTTCCATGGCATTGATAGTTTCCATAAATTCATGCCAAATAAGTAAGCAACAATCAATAAATGAAGAACGCCTTAATATACCTCTTATTAAAGTTTCATCTGAACAATTTTCTAATAAAGAAACAAATGATAGCGAAAAAATAACCATCGAAAATGTAGGTGGATATGCCTATAACTATAAGATTCAAAAGAAAGTATTTCTTTCTTGCGAATACAATCCCTTAAATGGTGAAGCTACAAAACAAATATACTTACCGATAGATGATATATTAGATACAAGCAGTCAGACTAACAATTATATAGGACCAATTAAATATTATTACACTATTTCTACAATGAAGTATTTTCATGATTTATACCAAAAAACCATAGAAGTTGAAAAAGGATATTTACACATAAGGTTGCTTAAATACATTATGATTTCCTATAATGATTTTAAAGACCAAACACATAAAGAATTGTTTAGCATAGATGGAGTTTTTCAAGGGTGTAAAATAGAAGAAACTGACGATATTAACAAACTGTTTTCATTACAATATCCTACGTATCGAATATCAAAAATAACATTAGAGCAGATATTTAAGTTATTTAAATTAAAGCCGGAGCACTAAACTCCGGCCTGTTGATTTACTTTTTACGATTAATTTCATCACTCAATTTGCCTTTGAGCATTTGAAGATATTCATAATCTCTTAATCCTTCCTGCCTTATATTTCTGCTAATGATTGCAGCTGTTTCAAAAGGTACTCCTTTTTCTGTGGCATTTTTCACTATTCTTCGTTCTTCTTTTTCATAATAGTCTTTATTATCAGACATAAAACCTCCTTTTTTAAAGTTAATACTAATATATCAACCTTTATGTATGCTTAAAAACGGTGTTATACACATAACACAAAGAATTTTGTGCAGAAAAGCATTGTAAATATAGGAATAATTATAATTCGATGGCTCAAAATTGAGTTAAAAAAACAAAGCGATAAGAATTACTTACCGCTTTGCTAATTGATTAGCCCTTTGAATTTCAAACGATTTAGAATTTCGGTGTAAAGATACTCTATATCTCCACTGAAATCCCCATAGTTCTGATAGAGAAACACGACATCCGTACAGTTGTCGGAAATTGTACATTCAGACTGGATGCCAAGAACCTTCGCTATCTCCGGTCGTAATCCGGCAGTCATCTTCCCACCTGCAAGTGAACTTGGAGAAAACAGGTACAAGATAATGAAAATGAATTTCTTCCGCTGGGTCACACTGTCAATGTGAGGGGGACATCCTCTCTCGTTTAGCACCTCAACAAATATTCTATAGATTTCATGGATAAGGCTCTTGTCTTTCAGAACCGGGGCAGTCAAGGCGTTTTCTTCCTCTGAAAGTTCTGATTTCTCGATACGAATCTTTTTAAGACGAATGATTTTATTAAAATCCAGCTCCATAACACGATTATTTTAAAAGTAAATAGTATATTTGCATCATAATCGTGTGAGGGAGGATTGAGTGGTCGTGCGCTTGGTTCTCCTTTTTTTATTTTACAGAGTTATTCTTTTCTTGAATAACCCGATTTTTCTCGTTCACCTCCCTACCCCACATCATAGCAGAATAGATGGCTTTTGCATACAAAAAGAGTTCCTCACAACTGGTAAGGAACTCAACTCGAAGGGCTGCACATTTCGCATCAGTCCAGACATTTTCATTTCTATCCATTGGCTATTTGTTAATTTTATAAATCTATTACGTTAATGGTTAACATACATATCCGCTTGCTAAACCATGTTATAAGATGGCTGAACAAAGGCTCATAATTTGCACAACTCCCACAAATCCGTACCTTTGCAATGTGTTTTTCATAGTATTAGATTAAGGTTAAACAAAGATTGGCTGTCTGGGATAGATAGCCTTTTTTGTATCTATCAGTCACCTTTGTTCTCGTCCCTATACTTATGCTTCCAATAGCTATTTAAACAATTATATACAGTAACGCAAATTATCAAAACTGTTACAACAAACCCTCCCCAATCAAATTCCATATCCTACCTTATTACATTCCACTCACTTTCCATAATCACATGTTCACACTTATTACACCTATGCAGGTAAGTCGGAAACGGAGCTGTCGTATAATCTTCGACAGCAATTTCTATACTGCCACATTCCGGACACTCAATTTTTACCTCTTTAATACCGGAATAGTCCCAGAAAGACAGTTTCCCTTTCACGTTCTCGATTGGATTTTCATAGAGTATAGAATTAGCCAGTACCCAGTTATAAACTCCTTTTTCTGCCCAAACTGACGGATGATTCTGCACGCAGTCTACTATCTCAACACTTCCGATGATTGCGCCAGTCTTTTTATAATATCCACACACATCCATAATGCAATCATCTATTGCATCAGCTTGAGTATCATTGAATATCATGTAAGGTTCTCTGTCAGATTTTGCACTTGAATGAATCAGTATTCTCTGCCCTAAGTATTTCTTTGGGCACGGCCAGGTTCGGTTCTCGATGTCTTTGATGCCGTGGACTATCAGACTGGCCCATGGCTGTTTGATGGTTATTGCTTTCATCCTTCGCCTCCTTTCGGTAGTGCTGGTATCGGCCTCCAATGTGTGACATATCCAGTTTTGATGTATGGATAAATATTATACATCACTCTACGAGCCGCCATTTCACCTTCTTTTCCGTCTACTGTTATGACTTGCACTACTCCGGGAGAATCATCTTTCGGAATAGCCATTTCTACGCTTATCCACGGGGATTGCTTTGCCTGCCATTCGGCACCTTTTCTGAACATATTCAACATTGCTTGTCTCTGATAGGCTAATTCACCTTCAACTATTATTGCATAACTTGACGTAAGTTCTTGTTTTGCTGCTTCTTCTACTGTCTGTTTCATAATTTATCCTTATTGAATGTTCTGATTTATGTAATTCACAATCTTTTCCAACTTGCTTGAAGCAAACAAGCAATTATTAAGTTGTCGCTTGCCCTCTTTCCATTCGTGGAATAATTGATAATATGGTGGACTAAGTGTACGGTCAATCTTTATGCGATATTGATTAGTCCCATACTCAGTTATAAGATTCTCAATGTATTCGTCTGAATTATCTTGATTGGTAACAAATACCATCTTATCAGTAGTAAGTATCATATTTTACCCTCCTTATCAAATTCGGATAATGCCTGCTCGCAGAACTTGACCTGCTCCAAAGCATAATCCCTCTTATAAGTGATTATATCGCGTGTTGTATAGTCCGTATAAAATCGGTCTATAATGCTTTTAACATAAAACCTTTTAGGTTCCTCACAATGGTTCAGAAGAATCACGTATTCATCGTTTCTCGGATGCAAGCACAAAAAACGATAATAATTCACTTCACCATTTAGGCATTCAATCAGTTTTTCATCTGTCTTTAGATTTCCAATGTCTTCTATATTCCTTATTGGTCTCATAATTCAATATTTTTTATTATTTTTTCTATTCCGCTCGCTCTGTACCTCTGCCATACACATCTTGCACCATGACGCTTTCAGATGGTATTCCTTACCGTTACGACGGGCTATTCTATCGAAAAAACGGGATAACGGAAGCGCTCTACCACAGCGGGTGCACAGTTTACGCTCCACTCCGTCAACGACCACCCGGTTACGGGGTTTCCTCCTCACGATTTCACATGGTCCGCATTCGGACGCACCGTACCTCCTGCAATATGCAAGGGAATGCTTGCCGCACTTGGAGAAGGATGTACAATCCGAACGGGGAACAGTCTGGTGAACGTTCATACGGCATCGCTCATTAAGTCGAACAATGTGGGTGCGCTGACCTCCATCTCCGCCTCATACAGATATGAAAGACTATCTTTCCAGTAGTCGTAATTGAGTTCAGTAGACAGACCTTTCCTCCCCAGATTGATAGCGCAATAGGGAACGGTGCCGATACCTCCGAACGGGTCAAACACCAGTTCACCCCTGTTTGAATACCGTTCAATCAATCTTTCGACAATATCTAACTGAAGGGGACAAATATGATTCTGCCGTTTCTTCTGCGACTGCTTGGTATTGAGCGTGCGCATACGGGTGACATCATCCCATATCCAATCTTTCTTGCTTACCGGGTCAACGGCCATGAATGTCTTTGGCAGTTTTCCATATGCCTCCAGTTCTTCGGCAAATGACACGTGTTCCTCATAATCATAGACGTGCCCACGCTCGTAGTTCCTGAATAGGTGGCGTATCTTGTCAATGCCGGCCCCTTTCATGTCCTCGTAACTCAACAGGGAGTTACCCGATGATTTCCAACTTGCATGAGCGTCTATCTGCCAACGGGCCAACGAATATTCGCTTTTGTTTTTTGTCACCGGCAAATCAGCATAGGCCCGTGAGGTGTCGGAAGGAAGCTTGCGGAAAAGAAGGACATACTCAGGACAACCGATACCCATCTTTGAACCGTCCTTGCACATCTCCGTATATCCAAGCCGATAAGTCTGGTTGTTCTCCCTTACCACATCCGTATCCACCGTGATGCGCCCCATGTAGCGGAAACCGTGTTTCATGTAGTGGAATACAGTCATTTCACTGAACGGGTCGATGGTGGGCATACCGTCACCAGTGGCGTTGCCGAACAAAACACGGTCTTTCACATGGATGCAAGCTAACCTACCGGGTTTAAGAATACGCATAAGCTCCGGTGTAAGATAATCCATCTGCTCGAAGAACTTGCCGTTGTCCTCATTATGCCCGAAGTCGTTATAGGTCGGAGTGTACTCATAGTGGTTGGAGAACGGGATGCTTGTTACAATTAGGTCCACCGAATTACTTTCCATAGTCTGGCATTCAAGAACATTGTCATTATTGATTGCCCTCCACAGTTTACCGGACTTTTCTTCCCTGCTGGCAAACATCCACCGCATCATCTTCTCCTCTGCCTGCAAGCCGAACAAACCGTTCTCGCGGACTATATCGGTCATCTTGGCTACCATCTCGCGGTGTTGCGCCCACTTCTGCATGAAGCTCTTGTATATCTCTCCCTCACTTTCCGCATAGACCAGATAGAGGTCAACCGGATGCTGCTGCATGAAACGGTAGATACGGGCTATCGCCTGGAACTTGTCGTTGAAACGGTAGTCAATGAACATGATTGCCTTGTGGCAGTGGTACTGGAAGTTCAAACCCTCACCGAGCATCTCCGGTTTGGCGGCCAGATATTTCAGACGGCCGTCCTTAAAGTCCGCTATCACTTCGTCGGCTTCCTCATCATCCTGCGAGCCGTACACAGCCTTACATCCGGGTATGGCGTCACACAAAGCCTTCCGTTCATTCTCCAGGTCATGCCATAAAAGGAAATGGTCGTCTTTGTTTTCAGGACGGTTAATGATTTCCACCACACGGGCAATCTTTTCCTGCATGTTGTCCCGACGTTCTTTCGCTGCGTCGGCAAGTCCGAGAGCAGCCTCACGGAACATCTTCACTTGTCCGTCACGGTCGGTTCCGGCAGTGGAGTTATCAACACTAACCACTTCTTCATGTACACGCAGTTCCGGCAATTCATATCCGGTATCGGGGTAACCAAGGTCGGACGGTCTGGTGAGGAACAACGCCCATGTACTTACCCACAACCAGAACTCCTTCTCCTTGTGCGGATAAAGGGTAAGGTTATTCGCCTTCGTGCTGTCACGCTGAAAGAAACGGGTAAGCGCCTGCCCGGTATCCATCACACCGAGATAACCGGCATAATGTATCAGCTCCTTGTATCTATTGGGCGATGGCGTGGCGGTGGCGACAAAGCGGTAGGGAACATCCGCAAACAAGGGAAGGAACTCCTGGTAGGTCTTGGTACCGAAACCACGTAATACGCTCGCTTCATCCAATGATGTTGCGGTGAAGGAGGAAGGTTCTATTCTTACACCATCTTCACCGTCGCGCACACGCTCGTAGTTCGTAACCATGATGTCAGTCGGGCATATCATCACATCAGCCATAGTTCGTACATAGGTCACTTTCATGTGCAGATGTTGTTCCGCTTGTGTAAGGAACTCAACCACTACACGTTTAGGACAAACTATCAGCCCTTTGCCGCCTTTGTGTTTCAGGACTACCCGAAGTATCTCCAACTGAGTAACGGTTTTCTGCATACCGAAACTGGAGAATATCGCACGGCAACCACCGGACACCGCCCAGCGAACAGTATCTTTCACATGGGGATATAACGACGGTGTCAGTTCATCCGGATTGACCTCGAACCCGGTCTGACGGCTGATGGCCATCTTGTCTTTTAAAAATTCTATATATTCTTTCATTATGCTATTTCTTTCAATAATTTCATTGTTTCACTTCTTTAGGTTTCCAATCAGACGGTAATTTTGCCCACTCGCGGAACTTGGCGTCGAAGTCGTCCATGTCCCTGAACATATCCATCTTCGATTTCTCTGTCTCTACGAGTGAGGAGAATTCCAGAAAGTACAAATCTGCGCTTTTGACAAAATTGTTATGAAGCCTTTTCACGTTTCCGAGTAGTAACCCTTTGGCGCTCATCAGGTCTGCTGCTTCCTCCACCAGCATGTTGGCTTCACAGTTCAGTATGTGTGCGGCTGAAAGGAGGCTGTTCAATCTGTCTATGCTGCCATCAGCCTCGGCAGCTTTAATCAAATCTTTCTTTGGTTTCATAGTTTCTGCTTTTTCTTGCAAGTTCATCAATCATTCGCTGGTACTTCTTTGCCACCAACGGGCAGCGCAGGCGCAGTGCGTTATCACGCTGCCACTCTAATAATTCTATTTTCTTTTCAAGTTCTATGTCCATAAAATTATTTCTTCTTAAATTTGTCACATATCCTGCCGTAGCGGTCACATGCGCACACCCTATGGGCCTTGGCCTTGCATAGACAAGAGTTCCCTACAAAATCTCTGGAGTATGAGCATTGGCGGCAGCGGACGGGTGCAGGTGGTATATCTTTTTTCTTTGCTATTATCTTCGGCTTTCACCTTCAATTTTAATTACATTGAACATCTCTTTCACCCGGTCGGCAATATAATCCCCATACCGTTGAGAAAACTCCTTGTCCGGGTCCAGATTGGTAGTCATGTGGGTGTAGAAACAATATCTCTGCTCATAGCGCAGTTGCAAGACGGTCTGAATGGCATTGATGCCCGTACCAAAGTGTTTGGCATCCATAGGTTCCCGACCCACCTCGTCAATGGCAAGATTGTGCATACATGACCTGTCTGTGTATTGGTTTAACCCGACAATTCCTTTCTCGGCAAACAGCAAGGCAATCTCGGCAGCACTGGTGAACTGAAAGGTCAATCCGGCATCCGCACCGCCAATACAATAACGGGCAATTTTTGCTGCATAGTTCTGTAATCCTTTCAACAAAGTGGACTTGCCAACTCCGATAGGGCCATGTAATAACAAGCCCTTATCCAAATCAAGCATTCCCGGCATTCCCCATATCCATTGATAAAGGGCTTTCAGCAGTTGGCGGTTGCTGTCATCAACTGTAAAGGCCGGGGAAACGGATTTCATGGAAACTACGAGTTGGTTGCGCCAATACATGTCAGCCTGCTCCCTGCTCCATTGCTTATGGTTAGCTCTGTTTGCCGAAGACAATTGATTTGATACCGGCAGAACTTTCGTCTGGTTTTGTATCAGGTTTCCGATTGTTTCCATTTTTAGCTTGTGCTACGATTTCATTAAATTTAGAATTGATATTAGTTACGCTGAAATTATCAAATATCCACCCCTCTTTGACCGAGGAAAGAAGGTATTGAAGGGCATACAACAGAGAATCATCGGAAACGTCCATTTTCTTTTGTTCTCTTTGGAATTTGAGCTTATTCAAGAGCTGGGACATAGCCCCGGCATCCTTGGCTGTCCAGTAGTAGTCAGCCCCGAAGGTTTCCCTAAAATGCTGTTCAAATAGCAAACGGGCTTTTGAATTAATCTCTTTAGGCTTATTTTTCTTGCCTCCCCCCTTGGGGGGTGTGGGGGGAATATTATTATCTTCTTCATCTTTCTTTTTATTATTGCCCTTAGCTTGCCCCAATTCTTCTATTTTTTGAGCCATTTTTTCTGTGGTTGCCCTTAACTCCGCCCTTAGTTCGCCCAAAGCATGATTTAATCCGCTGATTTCTTTGTTGTTGTCTATGCCCTTATCTACGTCTCTTTGCCTGCCCTTGACCGGATTATATTCATCATAGTTACATAAAGTAATTACGGTCATACCTTGTTTATTACAAGTCGTTATCATACCTCTTTTTTTAAGTTTGGCAAGGAAATAGCGCACTTTCTTTTCAGACCATTGCCAACGCTTCATCAAAAACGATACGGATGCTGGATATTGACCTCTTGTATAAGAGATTTCCCGACCTCCGATAAGTTCGCTGTACGCCTTGTCGGTTGCCTCAAATCGTGCGCTCTGAATCAAGTCGAGCCACGCTTCGCATTCCGAAAACTTACGGGCTACTTTCCACATTTCATTCGAGAAAAACTTGCGGCTTAGCCTCAAAAATCCTTCGTCCATAGTCTTAGAATCTCACGTTAGTTAATTGCCTTCCGTTAGAGAATACAGCCCATTTCCCATTTCCGCTATCAAACAACCGTAAGTCCGATACCTCTCCGAAACGTTTGATATTACCGCATAAATCCACAATCCATCCACATTCTTTAGAAGGATGCGGGCGGATGGCACGACCGACTATCTGATACCACATGGCAAGTGACATTGTAGGACGTGCCATAACTACCGTATCAAGTTCCGGATAGTCAAAGCCGGTGGTTAATACCCCGACATTCGCCACTACCGAAATTTCACCAGCCTTGAACGCTTCAAGTATCCTTTCGCGCTCACCTTTTGGGGTGTCACCCGAAACGATTGCGGCTCCGGGTATAGACCAGGTAAGCCGCTCCGCTTCTTTCAGAAAACGGGTAAATACCAAAATACCTTTCCGTTTTCCTCCGGCTTTGGGATTCATCAGCCTTTGGACAATATGAACGAGATAGCCGTAAAAGTCTATCCGTTCATATTCTCTCTGAACTGACCTATCCGTGTAGTCGGCACCAGTGGTATTTACTTTCAAATTGAGTTCGTTCCATCCCGAAGGATTCATTGGATAATAATTTAGTTTTGCTAAATATCCCAAATCTAATAGGGTTGATACCTGTACATGGTAAATGACCTCTGAAAAGACATGAGGCTTTGTCCGGGTGATGAATTTCAGCATAGAGCCGAAATCACGGCTAGAGCTTAAACGGTATGGTGTTGCAGTCAAGCCAAGAACCTTGCACTTTACCGCATCAAAGAAATCCTTGTACATTCCCTCTTTAGGGTTTACAAGGTGGCATTCATCAACAATGATGTTCTTGAAGTGGGTAAACAGCTCAGGATGATTCTTCACACTGCCGATGGTGGCAAATGTTATCCGGCTTATTTCTTTTGAGTTAAAGGATGCAGAATAGATGCTGCAATCAAGAATGCCGTATGAGCAGAGTTTCTTGAAGTTTTGTTCTAAAATTTCTTTTGAGGGCTGAAAAACCAATGTATGACCGTCAAGCCTTGCGGCTATATCCGCTATGATAAGACTTTTTCCACTCCCCGTAGGCAGAACCATGATAACATTCGTCTTCTTCGCCCTGTTATTGAAGAAAGAAACGGCAGCATCAGAGGCTTTCTGTTGGTAATCACGTAGTTTGTACATATCTATCTTCTGATTTAATGATAAAAGGGGAATCCTCACTAAGTTTGGAAAGAAATGTCCGGATTATATAAGCCTGTTCCTTACTTAATCCAACCGGAGAGAATGAACCATCATTATTCTTGACCATCATGACAAATGTTCCTGCTTCCAAATCATTCATAACCCTTTCTCCTTTCGTAACTTCTTATTAAGTGCTTTGTAATACTTGATTAGCTGTTCGTACTCAAAATCAGTCATTTTGGAAGTGCTGGCAGCTTTCACTTTTAGCAAATCAAATTTCTGTTGACCGATTTTAGCAATTAGATTCACCCGATAGCCTTCCAAATGATCAGCTTTGAATCTGTTGCAGTGTCGGCATTCGGCATGGCAATTATTCTCATCAAACCGTGTTGTCAAATGTGTACGACTGAAATAGTGCCCGCAGTCCGCTTGTGTAAGCGGCTTTATCTGTCCACATGATATACATCGGAAGGAACCGTTTGGCATACAATCACGAAGCCGGATGAAAAGGGAAAACTCCTTGTCGAGTTTAGCTTTCAAATCCGGCTTCTTCTTTACTGTTACCCCTGCTTTATCAAACAAGGGTAAAGGCTTGTTTTGCTTTGATTTCTTTTTGTATCTAAACAACATGAAATTATATTTTTAGTATCTTTGTCCTAAACCAATAAATTAGATTATGGAACTTGATGAAATTCTAAGAAAGTTATATTCTCGAAACAAAATAGAAATACTATCTGTTATAAACACAGCGTATCATATTTCTATTGAAAACTATGACAGGCTCGCTCACTGTGTTCACACAGGATTTTGTTGTAATACACATAAGGGTAAACTAATAGGATTTATTTATTGTATAACCAATAAAGAATTATATTTCCAAGGTAACAGTAAGCGATTGCTTGGGACGTATATGAGGCCTAACAAATCTGCGTTATTCAATGATTGGTTAGTAGCGCAAGCCTCTGAAAGATCTAACTTATATCGCCATTGTATATCATATAGTATAAATGAAGGAACAATGAATGTTGTTGATCCCAATAATATAATAAGGACAAATGATGGAAAATACATTGTTTATGCAGGAAAAAATGAATGGGATAAATTTACCATTATCAAAGGCAAATCCAATATAGAGTTCCCTATATTGGATTTACCAATACCAACGTTCTATTGTGGCGGGGAATATAGATTTAAACTCAAGTAGATAAGCGAGATTCCCAACTGATCTCTTTGCCCAACACTTACCCGTGTTTGCCTGCTCTATCTATAAAGATATGGCAGGCTGGTTAACAAAGTTATTCCATATAAGCCATTGAAAACTCTTTCGGAATAAACCGCCCGACCGGAATAGGTTTGGCTGATTCAATAGCCGTGTGAATTTCTCTCTTTTTGAACTCATGTCCCTTTTCTTTGGCTTGTTTCTCACATTCTTCCTCTTTGTTTTTGAGATAGTGGGTAATAAGCATCATCGCTCTGTCAACGTTGAAGGTGTTCACGACAAAAGTCTGAACCCTTTCGTCTTCATTTTCCCCATCCGTGAATGTGATTTTCGTCTCAATCTGGTAGAATTTCTTTTCATTCGGTTTAGATTCTTCGTCGCTATCTTCCGTCTCATCGTCCATCTTATCAACGTATTCTGCCATAGTGATTTCATTTTTGAGATAGGCAAGCGAAGCATCATCAACCTTGCGTTCTTTTAAGTTGTCAGTAAGAATCACGCAAGAATCGAACTCCTTTATCATTGTCAGGGTGAATCCGAACTGATAATTGAGTTCGATGTAGTCTTTCAAGATAAGGCAAGCATTCTCTAGCCCAGTGGCATACAGCAAGAACTTATACTTCTTGTCACTTATTTGTGCTTGTGCAAGATAGGGATATAAGAACTTGTTTTCATTCTCGAACGCCAAGCGGTTCTGGTTACTGACTTCCACTTCCTTGATACCGTCGGCCTCCATACTGAAACGAATTTTCGCCAAAGTGTCTTGGTCTATTAGCGTACCACGGTCGAAAAGAATTTCATTTCGTTCAATGGTTACTGTTTCACCGGTATCTTCATCAATAAAAGATTCCTCCCATGTTTTGAGGACACGTTTTGCAAGGTACATGTTGAGCATCTTCTTCGGGTCAGATGTCACATACCGGATTTCTGTTTTTCTTGTTTCTATCATAACTAAATAAATTCTTGATTTCTTTGTATTTCCTGCTGGGCGTATATCAGCATTTGATGTTCATTGGCGGCAGGTAAGTAGATACCTGCCACTGATGCGCTCCAATTACGAAAGCGGTCAATCGAAAGGGTCATTTCACCTGTTGTCAGTTCGGCAGAACTACGCAAATAGGTTACTTCATTGCCTTTCTTGTTGACCGTCTTTCGTTCAAACAAATCACGGTTGCAAGTCCTCTTATAGAAGTCAATTTTGGCTTCGTCAAGGCTGCAACCGTACTCACTACCGAAATACCCTAAAAGAAGATGCAAATAGCTGTTTTGGGCAAGCGTGCGGTTGGGCAGTTTCTTTTTCACTTCCACCACCGCACGTTCACTAAACAGCTTGTTTACATACTCCTTGAACTTGGGTATTTGATATTCATTCTTCAAGTCGAACAGCATACGCTAAAAAGGCAAATCATCCTTTACATTGCCATTAGCATCAACCGGAGGCGGGAAATTCTGCGGCTGTTGCTGATAAGTCGGTTGTGGCGCTGGCTGTTGTATCGATGTTGTCTGTTGGGATTGAGATACACCGCCACGCGCATCTATTTTGTAACACCGAATAGACGCCATACGTTTGAATTCTCCGTCCTGATTCGTCCAAGAACGCCCTTGTAAGACAAATGATACAGTAACAACATCACCCTGATTAAAGCGGTCGAGTTCTGCACACTTATCGCCTGAAAACTCTAAGGGAATAACATTCTCATACTCGCTACGCTCTCCCGTATAAGGGTCGTAAGTGGTAGCATCCAAGATAAACTCCCGTTTTGTAAATGAGGAACCACCGTTTTTGGATGGTATTTGAACGGTTTGTCCGATTTCGATTATCCGTCCGGTTATTTGGTTTGCCATTAATTTTCTCCTCCAAAAATCTTTTTATCGGTTATAAGTTCTCTGTTTTCTTCCAAAAACCGGATAAATTCCTCACAATGATTAGTGAGAATAGGAATATCACGTTCTGGATTGAAAACGTATGTTTCTGTATAGGTATCTACCACAAAACCACCTTTATTGAACTCTACAATGTTGTACTCAAATGTCCGTACATCCGAACCGTTCTTCATCAAAGCGTAAGGATAAACCAAATGTTGATGGTGGTCTTTGAACTTCCCTACGGTATAGCTTCCGGTTGTTTTGATGTCGTGGACGCTGGCTGACATCAGTTCGTCAATTACCCCATAAACCAAAACATTGCCGTATGCGGTTGGAAGAATCGCTTCTACTCTTTGTTGGGTTAATGCTCCTTTGAAGTAACCGGCGAACTCTCGGCAAAGAGAAATGGGAAAAACAAATGTGCGGTCATTGTAAACAACCGTATAGCAAGTATTATCTTCGTTTCGCTCTACATCCATACCGTTCGGCTTGCGATTTTCTATAAGAGCGTCCACTAACTCATTAAAGGCTGTGCCCTTGTCGGCCGCTTCACTGTCGAAAGGTTTACGATTGATACGGTCTATCAGTTCTTGAAACTGCAATTCGTGAAATTCTTCGGGAGTATGGGGAGGATTTTCGCTCCATCCCCAATACTTTTCCCAAATTACATCACTATTCAGATATCCCCAATAGGCATCCAATAATGTTGCATATATACAGTAATTAAGCTGCTGGTTTTTCATAAGTCTTTGTCTCTTTATTGGGAACAAGCCCTAATGCTTTTGCTTTATTATTAATAAGCACTTTTGCCGCAACCATCGAACTACCTATATGTTGAAATTCACCAAGCCTTGATAACAAGTCATTGATGGATTCTGCGTCTGTCACCAGCTCAACCTGCTCTTTGATTTCCTCCATCACCTTATCGTATTTCTCCTGTGCTTCTTTCTTGGCGGCGAGCATCCCAAGGTAAGAGTTAATAATCTTCGAGGCGATAAAGTCGTTCTTGGCAGTTGGATTACCGTTCCTATCAAGGATAGTCGGCACTTCCATCACTGAAGGAAGATTGCAGGTATTCTTTCCGTCATTCCTTGATGTCGGATCGAAAGTGATAGTACGTCTTTGAACGCCTCTTTCGCTTTTCATTTCAAGATAACCGAGCAAATCCAGTTCGGTAACGATGGAGTTGTAGGATTTTTCACGTAAGGCAGGAATGAACACCGTATCATCACCTTCTTTTCTTGTGTCACGATGGGCAACGAAAATGATGTGCTTGTTCAGACTTGAGAGTGTTCTTGTCATCCAAGAAAATTCAGCATTGATACCACTCCAATCCCGGATAGACGGTTGGCGGTTACCACATTTATAAGCAATGATGAAATCCATCATCTTGCCAATGGTATCAACTACGATTGTCTGATAAGCTGACAAATCTTCCTGCAAGACCTGTTGAACATCACTCCAAGAAGTGACCTGTACTGTGTCTATGTTTTCCAAATGTGCCATATTCATACGCTTAACGCCATTATCGAAATCCAATAATAACGGTTTCGGTGCGCTCAATGCCACTGTTGATTTTCCCATACCAGCCTGGCCGTAAATCATCATTTTCACTGTGGTAGGGATTACTAATTCATTTGATTTTTTGATAAGACTCATAATCGTAAAATTTAAAGGGTTAATTATTCTCTTTCTGTAGAATAGCATCTACATCACTTTTTCGGTACAATCTCTTACCTCCTATTTCCAACCTGCACAAATATCCAATTTTATGCCATCTCCATAAGGTTGACTTATCGGTATGTAGAATCTGACTTGCCTCTTTAATGGTCAAGTAATCCTCTTCCGGTCTGATGAAAGAGTCTCTAATACTTCTCACAGTCTTTTTTACAAGATGTTCTGCGAACTCTTTCAAATCAGTGGACTTTATTGTCAAAGTAACATTGGCACCACTATTTAAAATATCCTCCATGTTCATTCTCTTACCCTTTCCATATGTTCAATTCTAAATCTTCGTAACCTCCTCATATCACCTTGTTCGTGGTAAAGTGACAAAGAAAATATGCACAGTAAGCAACATGCGACGGACACACGGACTATAGGCGAAAAATCCATCGTGAGCCTCACACCGGCTATCCGTTCATAAAGCATTGTTGCAAGTTCTCTCCCATTCCGTACATGCAATATTTCAAAAGCCTTTTGTAACTGGTTATTAATCGTGCTAACCGCCCGGCATTTGAAATTGGCAATTTCCTTTTTCTCATACCCCTGTGCATACATTCGTGCTGTAATTTCGCATTCAGGGGTGAGTTCTGTGAATACCCGTTCCATAATCGTGTGAGTTAGATGACTATGACTCCCTTTTTACAACGACAATACCTTTTTTCGGATAAGACTTTGAAGCCCATTTTTTACCCTCAAGAAGATGCTTGGCATTTAGAAGTGATACGTTGTTGCGGATTGTCTCAAGTGAAGATATAGGCAGCTCTATCGTGGCTCCTCTCTTCATGTTTCTCATTTTCTCTTTACTTTCTACCTTTTCCATAAATGTTATATTAGAATGATTGGTGGGCGTTGACGGACTCGAACCGCCAGTCTCCTCCAATGAGGTGTGTTAACCATTACACCGAACGCCCCAATAAGAAAGGTGCGCTATCTTCACAGACGGCACACCCAGTACAAACACAAAATAAAACACGACAAAACAGTTTATACTAACACTTTTCATGTAACTCCATGCCGGTTATCACTGCAAGTATAACAGACAAAATAAACATTGCAGATGTCAACACGATTCCCGTCATGTACAAAGGGCCATCCTTTATTATGGAATTACATAATATCATTGTCATACAAAGCAGTACAAGCAACGAAAAAGAGAACATAATTATCTTCATAACATCGTCATTGCAACCAGTTCATCACTATAGAATTCTACAAAATCGTGCTTTCCGAACTCTACCATTACTTTATCCCCATTGATGGCGCAAATCGCCCCAATCTTGCTTTCCCATCCGGGATGTTTACACTTAACCGGCATACCTATATATGGCATACGTGATTTATACATACTTTTTCCCATAATCGTGTGATTTTAAATTTTACCGCCCGTACAAGGATGAGGTAAAGCGGTGCGCACTTCGCTTTGCCCGTGGCTTTTAGTACGGTAGTAGCACTAACCTTTGCTGCGGTTGTGTACCCTACCCGATTCTCGCTATCGGATGCCAGTCTTTAGCTGTCAATAGGGCTATATTGTCGATGTGCGTGTCGGTCACCTAATCCGTCATTACTTACACCTCAAAGACTATGGTTACACATCTATTAATTGTTAAACATTGCACAGCTCGCAAGCCCCAACTTGCTTATGTGCGTTCGTTATCTTTGGTTGGCAAAAACGGCTTATGAATTACACCGTAATTGCTTTCACAGACTTATCAAAGAACCAATCAATAGTACCCTACCCGATTCTCGCTATCGGATGCCAGTCTTTAGCTGTCAATAGGGCTGTCGTGCGTGATATAATCGTGTGATTAATCATCATAAAAGAACTTCTCGCCCGGCTTTCTGAAAAGCCTATAACTTGCATACAAGCAGCCTAATACTATCAATACCTCTATCATACTGCCATTCTATCAAGTTGAAACTCTATGTAATCAATCTCTTCTTGAATAACCTCTAAGGCCTCTTCTTTGGTATCGGTATTACAGAAAGCACAAGCCTCTGTGTCAGACATCTTATCAACTCTATCAAGGTCTATACAAGCCTTATCCAAAGCCTTTTCAAGCCCGTAGGCTTCTACACTGTCACATACTCTATAGTTTCTCATATCAGGCGATTTTTAAAAGGTTAGCCTTTTTATAGCATCTGAACTCTTGGCGTTCAGTATCATAGTAAGTTTGAACGGTGTCGTTCTTCTTTCTGTTGTCAGTACCAGCAATGGCAGGCATCAGCTTTTCATTTAGTGTACCGTAGGTTTCTCTCACAGAACCATCCACCTTTTGAAAATAGAATTTCACAATCTTGCTTTTCATCTGCAATTTCAATTTCATGTTAGCCCAAGCGCATTTTAATGCTTCTGACATCGTGAAACCGTTCTTGCGAACGAACTGCCATGCAAGGCTCATAACTTCATGTAAAAAACTCTTCGTGCTCATAATCGTGTGATTTAATATGTTTATACTATTTGTATCGTCAATCATTTAGTTTATCTTTGCTACGTGATTGATTGATGATGCAAATATACTATCTAAAAAGATACCATCAAAACAAATAGTATCTTTTTAGATAGCAACAAACATTATTTAACTATTAGAGCGGTTTATACCTTATTATAATATGAAGAAAGAAAATTGGGCTTTAGTATTGAGTGGAATTGCGATAGCGATAAGCATTATTGCATTATGTATTTCTTGCCCTCACAAGGCAGAGTTAGGATTTGACTATCAAGGCGTATTGGTTGGTGTTCTATCATTACTTGTTACAATTTTGATAGGATGGAATATATATACGATAATTGACATAAAAAACACAAGAGATAAGATTGATGAAATATCAACTGGAGCATCATTCATGGTACAAAAAAACATGGCTGTTTCTGAAAACACCAACTGGATGATATATCATTATTTATTATTAGGAAAAGACCCATTGGGATTAGAATACAGATTTTTATATCATGGAGTTGCATGCTTATTCCATACATCACAATTCTCTGATATAACGACTTGCAATGTGGTAGTAAAAGGATTACTTGAATGTATAGCAAATCCTAAATCTATAACTATAACAAAAAATGGAAAGAATGACATTCTCAAGCTTTTATCTGGCGTGAAACACACCGACAAAATAGAAGGATTCCTTGAATTATTAAATAGGATCGCTTTAGTGAACGTGAAGTAACGAAGTGGTAATCCGTCATTGATGATTGTATTTGAGAATACAACTCCTTACCTTCATCGCTGTCTAAGAATTCTGTAGAAAAACCTTCGGGAATATTCTTTTCCATAATAATAAGTAAAGCGACCAACTCCAAAGTTGCGGTTTGAAGTGAAGTCGCCTATATAATCCCTTGCGGGAACAGTTAAACAATTTAGTTGGTATCATCCGCAACTTGATTCCAGCACAAATATAAGTATCTTTTATGATACCATCAAGAACTATGGAAACTATTAAAGATAGATTTTATGCGGTAATGGAAAAGCTTGGCTTAAATGACTATAAAGTGTATACTACCATTCCAAGCATCACAAAAAATATGATGTCAAAACTTAGAACTGGGGAAACAGGAGAAGTTTCTACTAAAATAATAGCTCCATTTTGTTCGTATTATGAGAATGCGAATCCAGAATACATTCTCACCGGAAGAGGAACACCACTAAAGGAAGAAAACGCCTTGAGCGAAACAATCAATATTCCTGCTTCAAACGGGATAGCTGTAACTTCCGAAAAGGAGTATAAAGAAGCTATGGAGAAAGGATTTCATCTTCTTCCAGAAGTAACTTTCAAGTTTGCCGCCGGTCAGGCAGAATTGATAAGCAAAACAGAAGATATTACCCGTTATTGGTATCTTCCCGATTGTAAAGATTGCGAAGGAGTTGCCCAAATTGTAGGAAATTCAATGACGCCTGCGCTTCCTGCCGGATGCTGGGTTGCACTCAAAAAATACACTCTTCCTCGTAATAATCCAAATGCAATTCCATTTGGGAATATTTTCGGAGTAGTTGTTGAAGATGAAATTACCGGAGATTATCACGGTCACATTAAAGTTATTCGCAGATATAAAGACCAAGAAGTATCTCGAAAATACTGGATAGCTCATTCAATAAATGAAAAAGAGTTTGATGACTTCGATATAGAAATTGCTCAGGTTAGGAGCTTATGGATAGTTAAACAACATATTGTAAGTGATATATTATTGTAGATGAAATCTAAATACTATGGGACTATATTTCAGAAAAAGAATTAAGATACTTCCCGGAGTGCACATGAATATTAGCAAATCCGGTACAAGCTGGTCAGTTGGTCCACGTGGAGCAAAAGTTAACTTTGGGAAGCGTGGCACTTATGTAACAACCGGAATACCGGGAACCGGAATTTACTCAAGAACAAAAGTCAGTAGTAATGGTATATCTAATCGTAGAATGCAATCAAGCAATATTGATTCTGGATATGAGATTAAAAATTACACAGGATGTCTTTTCTCGGCGATATGCTATGCGCTTGCAATCATATTGCCGATTTGCGGTGTGCACTTCTCTGTATCTATATTTCTTATTATAATAGGATTTGCATTGCATCTATCGTCGGTTGAAAAGAAGGAAACAGTTCAAAGCAATAATGAGGTTGACAACGGTAATAATGCCAAAGTTGTAGAAACGCCTATAAACAGGGCAATTATAGACACAGAAGAAAAAGAAGAGGAATTCATAACGGAGGAAGATGAAGAAAAAATAGAGTACCCCTCTGTAGAAAAGGTTGACATGACAAGGCTTGACCCACTATTTGAAGATGCAGCTCGATTAGTTGTTATCCACCAACAAGGTTCCACTTCATTAATTCAACGTAAATTCGCTATAGGCTATAATAGAGCAGGGCGTATTATGGACCAACTGGAATGTGCTGGTATTGTAGGAGAAACAAGTGGGATTAAAGCGAGAGAAGTTTTATGTAAAGATGAAGATGAACTCGAATATAAACTAAACCATTTGGAAAAATCTCGCTTTGAAAGACTTCAACAAAAACAGGAAGAAGAATTTGAAGAAGCATCTCAACGAGAAATACAGAATGAAAGTTCAAGATTAATTAAATTGGGCATAGATTTAGAAAAGGAAGGTATGATAAATGAAGCTATAGCTGTATATGAAAAAGCTATCATACCACAACTTCCAGCAACACATCCCTATGATAGACTAATGATTCTCTATCGGAAAAAGAAAGATTATGATAATGAAGTCAGAATCATCAAGATAGCCATAAGCGTATTTATGAAAGAAAATGAACGTAGAGCCGGAAGAATAATTGAAGAAGATTCATCATTATACAATCAAGTGATGCAAGCACTTGAAACCAATGAAAGTATTAGATACGAAGACGGGAAATGGGCTTTCGTTCAATATGACGTAATGGAGTATATTACAAGACTTGAAAAAGCCCAAAAACTGTATAAGAAATCTCAAGAACAATCTAAATTATAAAAGTCATGAAAAAATTATTAATACTACTATTTTTCATACTAATATTCGGTAGTTGTACAACCAATTATTTTTTATGTGAAACCGCAGGTCCTGTAAAGTTATACGCATCGCCAAATACTAACTCGACATATATAGAAGTACCTGTTGGCAAAAACTTAATTTCAACAGGAAAATACAAGAAATACAGAAGAGCTAAATACGGTAACAAAAGAGGTTATGTATATAAAACAAGATTCCTATCAGAAAAGAAAATTCGTTCTTTATCTGATTGGAATTTTGATTCTGAAACATCTACTTATAAATATTCGCATTCTAATCATGCACTTAGTAATTCAACAAAATATAAGTATAAGCCAACATCAACTGGTGGTACTGTCCAAGTTAAAGGATACTATCGAAAGGATGGAACTTATGTTAAGCCACATACAAGAAGAGCTCCTTCTAGGAGAAAATAACAAACTAAATATCTAAGATTATGAAAAGAGGAATAATACTATTTTTTTCTTTCTTATTTCCTTGCTTGTTAAATGCCCAACTTTCCACTCAGCAAGATACCATAAGATATGTTATGGCAAATCTAAATTTGAGAGAGGCTCCTAATACGACCTCTGCTATTATTACTCAAATACCTAAAGGCACTCAAGTTACCATAGATGAAGACTGTGAATGTAAATGGATTCCGATAAACTATAATGGATACATAGGATATGTTTCGACTAAATACCTTTCAAAAGAAAAAATAGAATGTACTACTACATACAATAACAGTACGTCTATTAAATATTATACAAATTCAAAGGGAGAAAGAGTACAATCTCCAACTTATTATAATTCCGCGCCTCCTGGAGCAACAGCTTTATGTAGAGATGGAACATATAGTTTTAGCAAAAGCCGTAGAGGAACATGTTCACATCATGGTGGAGTTGCAAAATGGCTAAAATAACAAATTAGACACATAAGATTATGATTGACTTTCTAACCATCATACTCCTAATATTCGGAGTACTGCAAATCATCCTCTTCTTCAAGGTATGGGAAATGACGAATGACATCAAAGAGATAAGGAACAAGTACCTCAAAGACGAGGACGAGAAACGAAGACAAAAAGCAGAATACGACCCATCTCCTAAAATCAGCGGTGGGGTTAAAACAACAATATAGCCGGAATTATTTCCCGGCTTTTTCTTTCCCTATTCGCAAGTTGTGCAAATGTTGTGCAACTATCATAAAAAGAAAATGCTAACAAGTTGTCAATGAACCTATTAGCATTTTTCCTTGTGATTCCGTTGCGATTCGAACGCAAGACCCACGCCTTAGAAGGGCGTTGCTCTATCCAGCTGAGCTACGGAACCAGCCTTAATTGCGGTGCAAAGGTACGCTTTTTTACGAATATTGCAAATTTTTGTATCACCTTTTTTCGTTACCTATGTATAAAAGGCTCATTTGCTACATAAAAAGTAATGATTAGTTACCTTTACAAACAAGATACACGGTATTTATATACAGATGTATTAAAACATTTTGCAAATTATCAATGTTACTAATTATAAAAAGTAAAAATATGGAAGAATATTCAAGTAGGAAAAGTAGCATTGACCCGAAAATGAATGAAAGAGTAATAACAGCTAAATTTTAAAGAG